GGTTCGAACGTCAGGCGGTGGTTTTACAATGAAACGCTACGGGCATCTATTCGAGCAGGCGTTCACCCGTGAGAACCTGTACGAAGCCTACCTTGACGCCAGCCACAACAAGCACAAGAAGCGTTCGTGCTTTAACTTTGAGCGCCGACTGGCTTATAACCTAGACCGCCTCTATAACGCCATTCACGATGGTACGTACCGGCCACAGCCGTACTACACGTTTACGGTGTACGAGCCGAAGGCCCGGAAGATTTACGCCCCGTCGTTTGCTGATCTAGTGGTACAGCACGCCATTTACCGCATCATTTACCCGATATTTAACGCCGGGTTCATTGACCAATCGTTTGCCTGCCGCAAAGGGCTGGGCACGCATAAGGCAGCGGACTACTCACAGCAAGCTTTGCGTGAGTCTCCGGATGGTAGCCACACCATCAAGCTGGATATTCGAAAGTTCTTTTACCGGATAGACCGATCTGTATTGCGTAAACAGATTGAGCGCAAAATCAAAGACAAGCGTTTTGTCGATGTGATGATGATATTTGCCGAGTACGGCGAGCCGGTAGGAATACCAATCGGGAACTTGCTGTCGCAGACCTACGCCCTGATCTACCTCAACCCGCTGGATCATTTTGCCAAGCGTGAACTCAAGGCGGTGCGGTACTGCCGCTATGTGGATGACTTCATTATATTTGGCGTATCCCGCGCCAAATGCCTGGAATATCTGGGCAGGATCAAGATGTTTATTTCTGGATTGGGGCTTGAGCTATCCAAGTACACCATTGCCCCAGTTCGCCGGGGCATCAACTTTGTGGGGTATCGCACCTGGGCCAGCCGCCGGTTTATCCGCAAGCACAGCCTGTTCAAATTTAGGCGTGCGCTCAAGAAAGACAAGCTGCAAAGCGCTATATCAATACTGGGTCACGCTCGTAGAACCCACAGTTTTATCCACCTACTGAAAACCGCTTATGACCGCAACCGAGAACTCTTTGAGCAGCTCCCCGTTCACTTCCGTAGACGCTATCAACCAGCGTGTGCGTGACATGATCCGCGAGCAGTATTCGCTTGAGGATGAGATCCAGCTACTGCGCACAGCCCCAAGCGCTGAGTTTGAGCTGTGGAATGCGCATGTAGAAGCGTGCCGAGACTGGGGCAGGGAGCAGAGGGCGCTGCTGGGCTTATAAACAGAAAGCCGGAACCGTTCCTAAAATAATATGTCGTTTCTGCTCTGCAATTCTTTGATGCTCAAAATGCCGAGACAAATCACCGCCAAAGAGAGGCTTCCAATCAGATGTATCAACTATGCCATTGCTTCTAAGAAGGCGATTGATCTGCAAGATGTATCCAATATCAACAGGCTGGGCCTTGGCACGCTGTTTGTGCGCTCCGTTAATCTGTTGAACAAACAATTCGTCAAAGTAAGGCATACAAACTCCAATGCGTGTTTTGTCAATAGATTATATAGCAACACCCATAACCCGCTTCGGCGGGTTTTTTTATGACGCGCAACGGCGCGTTTATTTTTTGTACCTAAGGGGAAAGCATGGGCGATAGTGAAAAAAACGCTGACAGCGTAGCGGCGCAATTGGCGAGAATGGAAATACAGATGACAAGCCTTGCCGAGAAGGTTGAAGACATCAAAATCAACGTCACTCAAATAGCCAAGCTTGATAAAACCATTGCCGAAGTTGTAATCCACAATGGTCACGCCAGAGAGAACATTGATCAACTATGGAAGCAGGTAGCAGAAAGCCGCACAAAGTATGAGTTGACTAACGCACATATTAACACCATTGAGGCTAACACCAATGAAGCCATCAACAAAGCCAAGGGAGCTGGCTCGGCGCTTGGCATTGTGTTTGGCGCGGTACAGGTTCTGGTTATCTCATCAATGGCGTGGGTGTTCACCAACGTCCAGGAAGCGCTTGTGATTAACCGGCTGCAGCAGGAAGCGCTGACACGGGTCGAAATGCAAGTCAAAGACATTACCCAACCGAGAACCATTGAATGACCTTCCAACTCTCTCAAAAGTCAAAAGACCGCCTGACTGGCGTTCATCCGGATCTCGTTTCTGTGGTTAATCGCGCCCTGGAGTTAACCGAGGTTGATTTCGCCGTTCTGGAAGGCGTGCGCTCGTTGGCAAAACAGGAGCAACTGTTGGCTGCCAAGGCGACAACCACTCTTAAAAGCCGCCACCTCACCGGCCACGCCGTTGATTTGGGCGCAGTCGTAGCCGGTACCGTCCGTTGGGATTGGCCGCTGTACCACAAGATCGCCGACGCCATGAAAGACGCGGCAGAGCACCTCGGAATTCCTCTGGAGTGGGGCGGCGACTGGAAGACGTTCAAAGACGGTCCCCACTTCCAATTACCTTGGAAGGATTACCCGGCATGATCACCTTAATGATGAGCGTATTCCTGGGCATGCAGATCATTGATTGCCTGCAAACGTCCTGGATCGTCAATAACGGCGGCATCGTGCAGAGCCAGACCGTCCTCAAGATGTACCACCAGTTTGGAGTCGGTTTGTCACTGGCCTTAATAAAGGGCGCATTAGTCATTGGCGTTCTATTGGCCTGGAGCGAGCCGGTCACCTTTGTGCTGTGCCTGCTTTACGCCATGAAGATCGGCCACAACGTTTACGCAACGGGAGAATTGATATGAGTTTTGATTGGAAATCACTGGTTAAGGCCGTTGCGCCGACTATCGCCACCGCTTTGGGCGGGCCTTTTGCCGGTCTAGGCGTTCGGGCGCTGTCAGAAGCACTGCTCGGTAGTCCAGACGGCAACCAGGAGGATATTGCAGCAGCTCTGGCAACCGCCTCTCCGGAGCAGATCCTCGCCGTCAAACAGGCCGATCAGGAGTTCGCTCTGCGAATGAAGGAGCTTGATGTCGATCTGGATAAGTCCTACATCGCAGACACATCAGACGCCCGGCACGTATTCGCTGAAAACAAAGGGGTGTTTAACCTGGGCATCGTCATCCTGCTAACGTTTGCCGGGGTCATGGTAGCCGTGCTGTTCGGGTCTTATCAGATCATGACTGGCGGCATCACGATCAAAGATGTAGCCATCGTAGCAACGGTATCCGGTCTGGTCGGTACCGTTGTTGGCTACGTAGCAGCCAATGCACAGCAGGTAGTCAGCTACTTCTTCGGCTCTAGCCGGGGCAGCGCCGACAAAACTGCCGCCATGGCAACAACCATCACGCGAATCGGTACGAAATGACTGATATCTACGATCAAGCCAGCGACAGAGAGCAGCTAGACCGCGATCTGGCGATCAAGTCTGCCAGGAGTGCATCACCAGAGGAACCGGTTACCGGACATTGCCTTTGGTGTAACGCCGAGCTGACTGGAGGCCGCCGTTGGTGCGATGCCGAGTGCCGTGAGGATTGGGGCATGGTTCAGGAGGCCGGAAAACGGCATCGCGGACGGCGTTAAATTTGCTTGAAAATCTGTCTAAAACTCCAAAAACAACCCATTAACCATGCGGGTTACAGAGCAAACCGATTCTATCGTTTTGTTAGACAGTGGGTAGCAAAAACACAAATAAATACATGCGGTTAAGATGCTTTGCAGCGTGTGCTGATGCCATAAATGCGACACCTTATATCATGCGGGTTTGCGGCAATTTTTGCCTCATTTCAATTAGACTGTCTAATACGAACCGGATCAGCGACCGGCGTTTCCTTACTTCTGAGGTACCTATTGTGACTAGATTCTGACCGGTGCCCAAGTAGTTTTTTGCTGTCCTGCCCTTGCTTCTCGGCATCGGTCGCAGCCTTCGCTCGTATATCATGAATATGGGCATCTTCCACATTTGCAGCAGACCTTGCTCTATCCCATAACGTTCTAATGGTCGAGTAGGTAAACGGTGATCCTCGTCGCGTATGAAGTAGCGTCATCCCGCGTAGGCACTTATGCAATGCCTTGGCGTCTGCAACAACCTGACGCAACTCTGGCGACCAGCCAATCACCATCCTATGCTTTGTCTTTGACTGCAATACATAAATGCCTTCATCGCTTATGTCGCTGTGCTTAATCGCAAGCACATCGCTAATACGCTGGCCTGTCTGGTAGCACAGATCCATAACGATCTTGAGGGTAGGAGTTGCCTTATTCCTAATCGATTCAAACTCAGCATCGGTAATGTACCGATCGCGCTTATTGATCGGATACGGCCTAACATCAACCACAATATTGCGCTCAATGATGTTTTGCATAAATGCTCGATCCATCGCGCAGAGCAATACATTGCGGTACAGGTTTGCTGATGCCGGTCTTTTTCTAAAGTGGTGCATCATGGCCAGAACATCTCTGGCTGTAACTTGATGCGGCTCGAACTCTGCGAATACCTTAGAGAGAACCTTAACCCCGTGCCGGTAGCTCTTTTTAGTTGTTGCAGCTACTTCTATCTCATCAAACCACTCTGCGAGCAGCCCAGCCATGCCATCCTTTGGCGCAACAAGGCGCTTAGCGTATTCTGCTAAAGCGGCTTTCTTGTCTTTGCCCAGGTTGTGCCACTTTCCATTCTTAACGTAGAAGTAAGAACCGTGTTTAAGATAGACACAAGCGGGGAGATCTCTGTTTTGTTTTCGTGGCCGATTCATGACCTGGTAGCTCCGAGCGGAATACAACGATACTCTTGTCTGACCGAAGACGGTAGGGTATCCCCATAGCGTCTAATTCTTTCGCCTGAGATGAGCGCCGAATACGACCAGTAATCATCGCCAGTTCAGACGGCATGAGAATTGGACACTCGCTCACGTTAGCCTCCAAAGCTTCCTGAGTATCGATACTGATGAGCGGCTTTAGACGGCGCTTTACAGTCGGCATGCCGTTTTATAAAAGAGCGTATTTCTTTACCGAATTCATCTATCATCATCGGCAGGGGTATTTCGTGCGTATCACCGCAATGCAGGCAATTGAGGACGTTATCCCGAAACGTCAGGTGATCGGTGTTTTTGTTGTTTTTAGTCATTTTGTTGCCTCATTGGCATATGCGCAAAGCAGGTTCGGCGGTATCCGCTTTCGGTATTGGTGCCGCAGGTTGATTCCTTATCGCACCCCGGTTCGTCGCAACAAAGCACCAGCGTGCCTATCTCACGACAATTTGGACAAGCGGCAATCTTACAGCCCTCATTGAATGGATCAGGCGCAACAAGATATTCTTTTCCAACCCAGCCGCAGCGCCATTCGCTACATAACCATTTATCATCCACGATTTTTCTCCCGGTCAGCGGCAATGACGGCACGGGCAAACTGGTTGTGAAATTCGCCGTGTTCGTTTGCTATGTCTTTTATCTCTACGTCCGTTAAGTCTATTTGTCTGCAAAACTTTGCTTTAATCAGTCGCTCAACAGCTTGTGCTTGATGTTTGAATATTCGGCACTCTTTCAATAGCGCAGCGTAGTCTTCATCCGTCAGGTCTTTTGTACGGACAGGGGATGCGTATTTGAGGCCTTTGTGGAATCCGCGTTCAAAGCCTTGGCAAAACATTTTCCGCGAAGTCGGAGTGTCGTTTTCAGGACGGACAAAGAAATAGCTATCTTCAGCTTGGTGCTGCTCGCCTTCACGCAAAGCGCAAATATACTCGTAATCCATCACCGGCTCCTGCTCTGCTTTACGCATCTTCGCTTTTTCAATAGCTGCGGCTTTCTTTGGGTCTTGCTTATGCTCTGCAATCATTTCAGATACAGGACGAAAACCCGTGTCGCCTTCAAAGTTAATTGATCTGATTACTGCTGCGAATTCTGTGTTTGCGTGCATTGCGCTATAGCTTTGTTTGGCTTCGCAAATAACAGCACACTTCTCCCGCATCTCAGCAAGACCAATTCGATAGCATTCCATGAATTGATGCTTTGCAGCCATCGCTGCCCAATCAAAAGATTGGTTTACCAGATGATCCTGATATTCTTGGCTTACAGGCTGCTCTGCTTGCTCCTGCGCTCTCGCTGCACGGATGGTGGCTATGGCGCTATCCCATTGCGCTATCGAAATATCTTCATACGCAAGCAAAGCTTCCTCAATCTGCTGTGCCTGTTCTGTAGTTAGCGCTACCATTTTCGTGGCGTCACGAATATGGTCTTGAGCTGTCAAGGAATCCTTGACAGTTGGATGCACCATTTCGTTGGCTTCACCAATATGGTCAGCAATAGCGTCAGCGCGAACTGCTTCAATTAGCCGCTCAAATTCATTCTTCCAGCCGACAACATTGAACGAAAAAAACCCAGCATCGTTAGCGTAAGTGATTGCGTCTTTCATGCCGCCCCTCCGGTCGCCTTAGCGATGGCGGAGCGTGCTTTTATTACTTCCTCACAATTTTCGTAATCTGGACATTCATAAATGTCGAGCCATGTTTGAAGCGCATCCAGAAGATCAGGCGCGGCCGCGATTAAGCGGTCTTTTTCATCGAGATCATATTTAATCGGGTAATACGAGCAATCTATTTGTACAGGATTGCTCATTTCTAATGTAATTGTCATTCCCTTAACCATTTTAGGCATTTCAACAAAATCTTTTAGCAACTCAAACAAATGTTCAGACATCAAAATATTTTTTATCACGTTCACGCTGCCTCCTTAATCAGATCCCGCTTCTCGAACTCAATCGCGATCTGTTCTGTCAGTGAATGTTTACGCAGGATGTGCGCGGGTGTTTTGCGGAAAACCTGACGCGTCTGTTCGATGTTGGCTCGAGCTCGTTCAATGTCTTCAATTTCAAGCATCACGCCGTTTTCGAGCTTGCGAGCCATTTTGCGCAACGGCTCCGAGTCGTAATCGATGCCCTGGTCAGCGCAGATCCTGTCCCAACAGCATGCCCAGCCGATCATGGCTGAGTGAATGGCGCACCACTCACCATCGAACAGCATAATGGGGATGCCCTTGTCGTGTTCTACCTCACCGCTGGACAGATCATCCAGGGTGTTGAAGATCGGGCTAAACAGCGCGTGCATTTCCAGCAGGGAAGGGCAGCGGTTCTCGACAACGCGACCACCGGTCCGGTATGCCTTACGCGGCTTTTTGCTTTTTGGCATTTTTATTTTTCCACTTGAACACAGCGTTCTTGCCACCGCGCATTCCGGTGTTTGAGAAGCGCTTTAGAACCAATGCTTCACTGGCAAGTCTGTTCAGCACTTTGGAGGCGGTGTCAGCGCAGCAGCTCACCTCTGCCGACACCATGCTGATCGTTAGCCAGTCATGAGGCTTTCGCTTTAGGGCTTTAATCACGGC